CATCCGCTTGCAGCGCCGCGAAATGGAAAGCTATTCCAGATTAGCCGATTAGACTGAGAGGCCGAGCATCATGGCAGGGCGAACCCCGAAACCCACTGCGCTGAAGATTATCGCCGGCAATCCCGGCAAGCGCCCGCTGAACAAGCGCGAGCCTCAGCCGAACAGCCTGCAAGACCTGACGCCGCCTGCGCACCTGACGCCAGCCGCCGCCGCAGTGTGGCGCGAGTTTGCCGGAAAGCTCAGCGCCGTGCGGGTGCTGACCGAACTGGACGCGCTTGCGCTCGAAATGGCCTGCAACGCCATCGCCACCTACCGTCAGGCGATCCAGCAGATGGACGGGAACCAGGTTGCCATGACCAGCGACGGCGGGCTCGCGAAAAGCCCGTGGGTTGCTGTGCAGGCCGAAGCCTACAAGCAGGCCATCGCCCTGTTGCGCGATTTCGGCATGACGCCGGCCGCTCGTAGCCGCGTGATCGCGAAAGCCAGTGACGATGACGATGACGGCGACGGCAGCAAAGACAAGGCCTCCGCGCGCTTCTTCGGCTAGCCCGCCAGCGCCGCGGCTGCCGAAAGACCCCGCCACACGCTACGCCGCGGACGTTGTCGCCGGCCGCATCATCGCCGGCCCGCATGTGCGCGACGCCTGCGCACGGCACCTGCGCGATCTTGAGCATGGCCCGGCGCGCGGCCTGCGCTGGGATGTTCCGGCTGTTCACCACGCGCTCGCGTTCTTCTCCGAAGTGCTCTGCCTGAACGGCGGGCAGTTCGAAGGGCTGCCGTTCGAGTTGCAGCCCTGGCAGGCGTTCGTGGTCGGCTCTTTGCTCGGATGGAAAGGGCCTGACGGCTACAGGCGCTTCCGCGTCGCCTATGTTGAGACCGCCAAGGGCTCCGGCAAGTCGCCGCTCGCCGCGGGCCTCGGCCATTACGGGCTGGTCGCTGATGGCGAGGCGCGCGCAGAAATCTACGCCGCGGCGACGAAGAAAGACCAAGCCATGGTGCTGTTCCGCGACGCCGTAGCAATGTGGCAGCACTCGCCCGAGCTGCGCACCCGGCTGCAGCCGAGCGGCACCGGTGAACGCACATGGAACCTGGCCTATCCCGCGCGCGGCAGCTTCTTCCGGCCGATCTCGGCAGACGACGGCCAGTCCGGCCCGCGCCCGCATATCGCGCTGATCGACGAAATCCACGAGCACCGCACGAACAGCGTGGTCGAGATGCTGCGCGCCGGCACCAAGTCGCGCCGGCAAGCGCTGATCGTGATGATCACCAACAGCGGCACCGACCGGCAGTCCGTGTGTTTCGAATACCACGACTATGGCGCGAAGGTCGCGAGCGGCATGATCGACGACGATGCCTTCTTCGGCTACGTCTGCGCGCTCGACGAAGGCGATGACCCGTTCGCCGATGAATCGTGCTGGGACAAGGTCAACCCGTCGCTGGCGGTCGGCATACCCGGCAAGAAGTACCTGCGCGAGCAGGTCACGCAAGCGCGCGGCATGCCGAGCAAAGAAGCGATCGTTCGCCGGCTGAATTTCTGCCAGTGGGTGCAGAGCAGCAACCCGTGGATCAGCGCAGACGTATGGTTCCGCGCCGCTCGCACCTACGACTGGAACGACTACGCCGGCCGCCGTGTCGTCGCCGGGCTTGACCTATCGAGCACCGAAGACCTCACCGCCCTCGTGCTCTGGATCGAGCCCGCCGAACCCGGCGAGCCCTGGCGCATGGCCCCGATTTTCTGGCTGCCCGAAGACGGCCTCGCGCAGAAGAGCGAACAGGACCGCGTGCCGTACACCACCTGGCGCGCGCAGGGCTGGCTCGAAACCACGCCCGGCGGCGCGGTCAACAAGCTCACCGTGATCCGCCGGCTGGCCGAAATCGCCAGCCGCCTGAACATCGTCGAAGTGGCCTATGACCGCTGGCGCATCGAGGACCTGATCCAGCTCGCCGCCGACGCCGGCGTGGCCCTGCCGAAGCTGGTCCCGTTCGGCCAGGGCTTCAAGGACATGTCACCAGCGGTCGAAGAGTTCGAGCGGCACCTGCTCGCCGGCACCGTCGTGCATCCCGGCTCGCCGGTGCTCACGTGGTGCGCCGCCAACGCCGTCTGCACGCAGGACGACGCCGGCAACCGCAAGCCCAGCAAGCAGCGCAGCACCGGCCGCATCGACGGCATCGTCGCCGCCGTCATGGCGGCCGGGCGGCTCATCGCGCCTAAACCCGCCGCGTCCGTGTATGAAACCCGAGGCATTCGCACCCTATGAGCAAGGCCAAAAAAGCCCGGCGCAAGGCAGCGGCTGAGGAACGCAACCTCAGCACGCCCGCCGGCTCCGTCCTGCTCAAGGACGCGCTCGGCCTGTCCGGCTGGGTCGGCGCCGCCACCCTCAGTGGCGCCGCCGTCACGCCCGATCTAGCGCTGCGCGTCGCCGCGGTCTATGCCTGCGTCACCCTCATCGCCGACAGCATCAGCATGCTGCCGGCGACGCTCTACCGGCGCCTGCCCAACAATTCGCGCGCGCCTGCGGTCGATGTCGCGCTCTACCACCTGCTGCGCCGGCGGCCCAACCCGTGGCAGACCACCGCCGAGTGGCTGCAGATGATGACCGGACACCTGCTGATGCGCGGCGCTGCGTACTCGCGCATCGTCAGCCAGACGCGCAGCGTCGACGCACTGGTGCCGCTGCACCCGGATCGCGTCACGCCATTTTGGGCGCCGGATGGATCGATAGGCTACCGCTACCAGCCCGAAACCGGGCCGGCCGAAATCCTGCTGCAGAACGAGGTCCACGTCTGGCGCGGGTTCAGCGGAGACCCGGTCAAGCCGCTGTCTCCGCTGCGCCTGCATGCTGAATCGATTGGCCTGGCGCTGGCCACGGAAGAGCACGGCGCGCGGCTGTTCGGTCAGGGCACGCAGGTTGCTGGTGTGCTCAAAGCGCCCGGCGCTATCAGCGATGCTGCTTTCGAACACTTGCGCCAGTCCTGGGCCGAGCGTTACCAGGGCGTCGGAAACGCGCACAAACCGGTGATTCTCGAAGAGGGGCTTGAGTGGCAAAAGATCGGCCTCACCGCCGATGAGTCGCAATTCCTCGAAACCCGCCGCTATCAGCGCGGCGAGATCGCCAGCATCTACCGCGTGCCGCCGCACATGATCGGCGACATGGACAAGACGAGCGCCTGGGGCACCGGCGTCGAACAGCTTTCCATCGGCTACGTCACCTACACGCTGCAGCCGCACATCACGCGCATCGAGCAGGCGATGGAGCGCGACCTGCTCACCGAGCGCGAGCAGCGCGACCTGTTCGTCAAGCTCGAAGTCGCCGCGCTCCTGCGTGGCGACATGAAAGCGCAGGCCGACTACTACGCCCGCGCCCTCGGTGGCCCCAACAACCCGGCGTGGATGACCGTTGCCGAGGTCCGCGCGCTGCAGGATCTCAACTGGCTCGGCGACGCGACCGAACAGCTCTACCAGCCGGCCAGCGCCGCCGCCGGCCCCAGCAACCCGGCCCCGGAGCCCGCGCCATGAATCTCGACTACCGCGTCTATCGCGCCGACGCCCTGCGCGCCGCCGCGCCCGCCGGTGACGCCCCGTCGCGCCTCACCGGGCACGCCGCGCTGTTCAACACCTTGTCGGAGGACCTCGGCGGCTTCCGCGAGCAGATCGCCCCGGGTGCGTTCACCCGCACGCTGGCCGAGCAGGATCAGCGCGCCCTCTGGCAGCATGATCCGCGCTACGTCCTCGGCCGCCGCGGCGCCGGCACGTTGCGCCTCGCCGAGGATGACCAGGGACTGGCTATCGAGGTCGACCTGCCCGATACCACCTGGGGCCGCGACGCCGGCATCAGCATCGCCCGCGGCGACGTCACGCAAATGTCGTTCGGATTCTTCACCGTCGCCGATCACTGGGAGGACCGCGGCGGCGAGCTCATCCGCACGCTGCTCGACGTCGAGCTGCTCGAGGTCTCCCCGGTCACGTTCCCCGCGTACTCAGCGACCGACGTCAGCGCCCGCAGTCTCGACGCCCTGCGCGCCGCGCAGGCCGTCCACCTGCACCCGCCGCCGCCGCCCGACCACACCCTGCTGCGCGCGCGGCTGCGACTCGCCCGCGCCCGCGCCGTGTGACCCGGCAGAAACCCGAATCCCGTGCCCGCCCTGAGCGGGCTTTTTAATGCCCGCGAGGTACACCCGATGGCCGACATCAAAGACCTGCGCAACCAGCGCACCAGCAAGCTCGACGACGCGCAGCGCATCCTCGATGCCGCCGACGCCGACAAGCGCGCCCTGTCCGACGAGGAGCGCGCCCAATACGACGCCGCCATGCAGGCTGCCGACACCATCGCCGGCGACATCGCCCGCATCGAGCGCCTCGAGCAGGGCCGCCGCCAGGCCGCCGGCGAAGGTGTGCGCGGCAGCGCCACCGGGCTCGGTGTGCAGGAAGCGGCGCAGTTCCGCTTCACTCGGCTGCTCAATGCGCTCGCCCACCCGACCGACCAGCGCGCGCAGAAGGCGGCAGCGTTCGAACTCGAGGCCTGCGCCGCCGCGGCCAAGGATCAGGGGCTGCAGAGCCGTGGCATCGTCATCCCGAAGTCGCTCGGCTACTCGCCCGGCCGCACGGCCCGTCTGGAGCGCGATAACCGTGCGCTGGTGCTGCCGGCCGAAATCACCACCCGCGACCTCGTCGTCGGCACCTCCACCGCCGGCGGCCACACCGTCGCGACCGACCTGCTGGCCAGCTCGTTCATCGATTCTCTGGAAAACGCGCTGATCCTGACGCGCCTTGGCATCACCCGCCTGTCGGGACTGGTGGGCAACGTCGCCATTCCGCGCAAGACGGCCGGCGGTACGGCCTACTGGGTGGCGGAGAACTCGGCGCCGACCGAATCGCAGCAGGCCGTTGACCAGGTGACGATGTCGCCGAAGACGCTCGGCGCATTCACCGATTTCTCGCGGAAATTGATGCTGCAGTCGTCGCTCGATGTCGAAATGTTTGTGCGCAATGACCTGGCGCTTCGCCTGGCGCTGGGGCTCGACGCGACCGGTATCAGCGGCGGCGGCTCCAACCAGCCCAACGGCGTGCTGCAGGCGAGCGGCATCGGCGCCGTGGTCGGCGGCACCAATGGCGCTGCGCCCACGTGGGACCACATGGTTGACCTCGAAAGCGAGGTGGCCATCGACAATGCCGACATCGGCACCCTTGCCTACGCCACCAACGCCAAGGTGCGCGGCAAGCTGAAGAAAACCAAAGTCGACACCGGCAGCGGCGAAATGGTGTGGGACCGCGGCTCTCTGGACTCGCCGATCAACGGCTACCCGGTCGTCATTTCCAACCAGGTGCCGAGCAACCTGACCAAAGGGTCTGCCTCGGGCGTGTGCTCCGCGATCATCTTCGGCAACTGGGCGGACCTGATCATGGGCCTCTGGGGTGGCCTCGACGTGCTCGTCGACCCGTATACCGGCAGCACCGCCGGCACCGTGCGCGTCGTCGCGTTCCAGTCCGCCGACTTCGCCGTGCGCCACGCCGAGAGCTTCGCCGCGATGACGGACGCGCTGACGACCTGATGCTGCTCTCCACCACCGTCGCCGGCCTCATCTCCGGCGGCGCGGTCCCTATTGCCGGAGCCGAGACCATGCGCGTGCGCATCACCCGCACCACGTTCTGCGGCGGGCAACTGCTCGCCGAGGGCGAGAGTTACGACCTGCCCGCCGATGACGCCTATCGCCTGCTGTCGATGCGCAAGGCCGTCGTCGCCGACGCGCCGGCGCTCGAAATCGCCGATGCGCCTGCCGCTATCGCGCCAGAGCCTGCCGCGGCCCGCAGCCGCCTGCCGAAAAAGGAGGGTTAGCCATGACGATGCAGGTGCTCATGCTGCGCAACCGCATGGTTGACGGGGCACTTCTGGCTGCAGGCAGCACGCAGACGGTGTCGGATGAGGACGGCGCATATCTGGTGGCGAATGAGTGGGCAACGCGCACGGATGGCGTGCCGGATCGCGTCATTTCAATGAATGTCGCCAATCCGATTACGGGGCCGGCTGCCGCCGTCCCTTGCGCGCTCAATCCGGCGGGAGTCGTGTGGAGCCTTCGCGTGACATCGTCGGACGACGCCGACACCGTCACCGTGTACGAAACCATCGGCGGCGTCGAGACCAGCATCGGCACGCTGTCGGTGCCGGCCGGCGATGCGGTATCCGACTCCTACCAGAAACAATTCGGCGCCACCTACCGCTGCACGCAGGCGGGTAGCGCGACGCTTACGGCCGAGGTGATGTGATGACAATTCCAGTCCAAGACCGTCCGCAGAGGCTGATTACAGCGTGGGCTGTACTCAATGGGACATCGACGTTGACGCCTTTTGTTCAAATTGCTGGCGGGGCGGCGGCGGGGTCAAGGCATGTCCTCGGATCATCCGATGCCGATGTTGAAAAGGTACGGCTCATACTTCCGGACAATTGCGTTGAAATTATTGTTGTTTCTGAACAAGGCAACGGCACGCATCCGTGGTCAACAATGCTGCAGATCAACGCCGGAACAGATTACATCGCCTACGATAATTTTAACAATAGGCTGTGCTCTGCGCTGGTTGGCCCTGGCGATACGCACATCATCAAGGGCGATGACCTGAATACCTTGGACATTCTCGCAAGCGCGGCTGTTTCTGCAACAACGCTTACGGGTCGCGTTTGGGTATTCCCGAGGGTGTCAGCATGACCGCTCGAAATAAAATCGAATGGTCTGTCTCACCGCGCGATGATTTGGCACCAATCAACCCCTATGCTCTCTGGAGATTTCACGAGGCGTCGGGGAGCACTGTAGAAGTTGTTTCAAACGTTTTATCTTCGCCTGCCACGGTGACAGGGACCACGACTAATTTATGGGTTAATCGTGGCGCAATTACGGTCGCAGGTGACAATACGATCGTTGACGCCAGCAGCGGGGCACGATCTCTGCTGCGGCCAGACACGCTTGATACTTCATCTGTGATGATTCATGCGTTTTCTGTGTATACGGCGGCTGATCCGGCGACGAATGGGTGGGTGTGGTCGCATTCGCATTCGGCAGGGCCGGAAGGCGGGTACGGTTACAAATTTACCAATGCAGGCGCCATCGCTCTGACTTGGAAGCCGCCAAGCCAAAGCCAGTCTGATGTTTGGACAAGCGACATTACATCGCTGAACGGCACATGGGTTCATTTTCTGTTTTATTTTCTGGACAATGGGGCAAATATCATTTTTGGAGCTTACCGTAATGCGGTATCACTTAACGCTGGCATAGCACTTACAGGCCGGCCTACTCTGAAAACGTCTCACGGCTTGACTTGGTTTGCGCAGAGCTTTATTGGAACGCAAATTTTACCAAGTGGCACGCGCATCAAGTCAGCCTATATGGGGCGGCATGATATTAGTGTGGTGGCTGATATTGGATCAATTGCTGCATCATTTGTGCAGCAGCCGGGAAGAATCCCGTTGCACTTGGTGAACAAATAACATGGGCATTTTATACCGGTATACTACATCACAGACTGGCGCGCGGTTCATGGTCCGCATGGAGGACGGATCATCGGGGACAATTGCGGTCACCGTTGGCACGCAAACCGGCGTGGGCGCAATGGTTTCCGGAGTCGATGATGGGACCGGCGTTGCTGTCATTTCCGGGCTATCAGCAGATACGCGGTACGCCTATACCATATCGGCAGGCGGTGAGCAGGTTTACGGCACGCTCATAACTGACCCGGGAACAGCGTGGACCGGGGCGCTAGCATTTATCTCGTGCATCAAGCCGCAGCGCGTAACTGTAGGGGCGCTGAGAAGCGTTTTTAGGTACAGGGTGCGCGCGCAGTTTCGGCAAGGGGACAGCGCATTATATGCCGATTCAGCAGGAGAAGCGTTTGGAGTAACGTTTGAAGACGTAAACACCACCGGATACGTTGATGATGTAAGCAAATATTACCCGCACTATCGGGCAAGTATGCTTGATCCTGCTATGAGGTACTGTAACGAGCATGTTCAAACTCCTGAAATCGAGGATGACCATGCGTATGGGTTTGACGATTTCCCGAGTGTATTAGGGTGTATAGCAACAACAGGCGAAGCGTCTCCTACGACATATTGCGGGACGGATGGCAACACGCCTAATACTGCCACATTTGATGCAGTTTATGCGGCCGGCTATCAGGCGTTGCAGGCATATCAAAAACACAACCCGCGCAACACTGACGACGGACAGCCAGAAACGGCGCTATATTTTGAAAAGCGCATGGGGCATTTAACGATTATTGCCGTGTCATGCGTTGGCCATGATGCGACGACATATCGAAGCATGGTTGATATGACCGACGGCGCGGGCAAAAGCATGCTCGGCGCAACGCAATTGCTCTGGCTCAAGACACGTATGTTGGCGGCTGAAGCAGACTCCAATATCAAGTTTATTATTGTGTCTACAGGCAAAAAATTATGGAAGGCAGTGAATGACAATGGTGATACGTGGCATCAATATGCAAATGAAAGAAATGCTTTGCTGACATGGATAGCGGCGAACATTACAAAAACCGTCGTATTTATAGCAGGAGATCGGCATATTCCTGACATTTGCGACGACGGGAATTATGTTTGTTTTTGCGGATGTGCGATTGGGCAGCCCAACAATACTGATGGGCAAGGGAGCGGGTGGGGTTCTCCTCAGAGGCTCAGACTGAAAGTTTTTGGAGTGGCTGGTGCTGTATTGGATCAGGTGCAGGCGCAGACAATTGTTAAGGTATATCCAGACAAGCTATATATTTTTATCGACGACATCGTCCGCGGAGATATAGGTGGGCTTTGGTTCGGCGAAGGATCAAGCCGTCCAATAAACGTCGCGACATACTCGGCTGCGTGATGATTACTGTTCAGCCCATCGACCGCCCCGCGTACTTACTGCGGCTGATTGACGATCGGCAGTGCTCATCGCGGGCCGATGGGCTGCCGCCGTTCACGGCGACGTGTGTGTTGGTCCCCACACCTGATGACCCGAGTATCGCCGAGGTCTGCGGCCTTGCGCTGGCTCAGGACGGTGCGTACTTCGGCTGGCACGTCCGCGCACTGCGCGAGCTGCTTGACGTGGCGCGCGGCTGCGGCTACCGCCGGCTCGTCGCCAACACCGACGGGCGGCTGTGGCCGGGGTGGGAGGCGATGGAGGCGGGGTGGATCGGGGTTGACTTGGAGGGCTGAAATGATTGAGGCCAGCGAGATCATCTCCGAATTTGCTGCCGATCAAGAGTTTGCGGCTGCGTTGGAGGAGGCGCGATCCGCACTTGCGGCGGAGCAGGAGCGGCTAGGGCCTGAATTTGAGCGCGTGTTGTTCGGCAACCTGGAAGATTTGTATGAACAGTGAAGATCAGCAGCAACTCGACGTGCTCCGGCTGGAGATCGCGGCGCTGAAGGCGCGGATTGCGGTGCTGGAAGCACGAGACGTTATCAAGCCGGTTGTGATTCCTCGGCATGTCCCTGCCCCATATGAGTATGTCCCGACGCCAGCGCCGACGTGGTGGCCGTTTACAGGCCCGACGTGCATCGACACGACTGCGGCCCATGAGGCTTCCCCGTCCGATCCATCGCCGGCGTGCCCCTCTCCCACGTCCGGCGCGGGCGGGGGAACCTGATGGGCTGCCGTAGTAACTGGAGCAAACACTGATGACCGACCTGGAGCAAACACTGATGACCGACCTGATGCCAGATACCGAACTCGCCGCAGCTCTTGAAGCTCAGCCTGCGCCGCGCGTCACGGAAGACGAGATCAAACAACGCATCCGCTCGATGGATTACTTTGTGATGCCTGGCACGACGATCACGATCTGCCAACTCACGCTCGACAATGGCTACAGCGTGCGCGGCGAAAGCGCGTGCGTCTCTCCGGCCAATTTCGACGAGGCGATTGGCCGCACCTACGCCTACAAAAACGCCTTCCGGAAGCTCTGGCCGCTGTTCGGCTTCCTGCTCGCGGAGAATCTGTTTCGCTCGCCCGCTCCATGACCACCCGCTGGGACGACGACCATTGCCCCGCCGAGCCCGGCGAGCCGGACGACGACGAGCAGGATCCTGGCGGGCTCGACATGCCCGAGATGACCACGCCTACCGGATGCCGCACATGCCGCTGATCGTCATCACCCCGCCGTCCGGGCTCGCCGTCACGCTGGCCGACGCCAAGCTGCACTGCCGCGTCGACGTATCGGACGATGATGCACTGATCACCGCGATGATCAGCGCCGCGCAGGCGCAGGCCGAAAACCGCATCGGTGGCGCGCTGCTGACGCAGACGCTCGAATGGCAGACGGATGCCTGGCCGTGCCGCATCGACCTGCCGCGCCCGCCGATCGCCAGCATCACGAGCGTGAAGTATCTCGACACGGCAGGCGTCGAGCAGACGATCAGCTCCGGCAACTATTGGCTGGACAATGGGCCGCTTGTGCCAGTCCTACGCCCCGCCTATGACTACGACTGGCCCGACGTGCGCGGCGATCCGGCCTGCATCAAGGTGCGCTACGTGGCCGGCTATGGCACGTCGTCCAACGTGCCGGCGAGCATCGCCGCCTGGATCAAGCTCGCGGTGGGCGAGCTGTATGCCAACCGCGAGCGTACCGCCGTGGGGATCGGCGGCGAAATCACGCTGGGCTTTGCCGACAGCCTGCTCGATCCGTACAAAATCCCGAGGCTCTGATGCGCGCCGGCCAGCTATCCGAGCGGGTGACGCTGCAATCACGCAGCAACGCGCCTGACAGCTACGGCCAGCCGGTGCCGACGTGGTCCACCGCGGCCACGCTGTGGGCGGCGGTCGAGAGCGTCAGCGGGCGCGAGTACGTCACCGCCGCCGCCGAGCAGGCCGAAACCACGCTGCGCGTCACCCTGCGCCACCGCAGCGTCGACGCCGGCACGCACCGGCTGCTCTGGCGCGGTCGCACGCTCGACATCCACGCCGTGCTGCCCTACGCCGACCGCAGCCACGTGACGTTGATGTGCGGCGAGGGCGTCAACAATGGCTGATGGCGTGCGCGTCGAGATCGGCGGACTGCGCGAGCTGGAAGCCGCGCTCAAGCGGCTGGGCGGGCCGGTCGCGCGCAGTGCC